GCCATTTTCGTTCTCTGCTTGTTAGCATAAATTTTACTTCCAGCAGAAACGGCTAGTTTAATTGCCGATAACCACATAATTTAGTACCAAGTAGCAGTTTTCTTTTTGTTAGATAGCATTCTTTTAGTTCCTCTAACTTTTTCTGTATCTCCTGTAGGGATATAGTTGTAAGCTTGGTCAGCAGTTGTTTTAGATCTTGGATCTATTTCTACATTTTGACTTGGAACTGCCATCTGTTTTGTTTTTTTATAGTTCATCATAATGTTTTCTCCTTAAGATTAATCATCATCTATCATAACTTGCGCTTGTTGTACACCAGATTTAGCAAGACTAACTCCAGCACGCAATTTAGCCAGTTCATCGTTCTGTTCTAGCTTATCTTCAAAATTATCCTTGGCTTGCATCAATCTTGCTCTTGCAAGTTCGACTTGAGCCTCGTCATTATCTTTTTTTCTCTCATTTTCCATAGCACGTAGGTCAACTTCACGTGATTTTAGCTTCAATAGTGGGTCAGAATCAAATTGTGACGTAATTTTCTTCTCTTCCTTCATAAAATCTTCTGTCATCTCTGCAATCAACACTGCTTTTCTAGCTTCAATGGTTTGCATCATCTGTTGTAGCATTTGTGCAGCTTGTGGGTTCGTTGGTGCTTGTTGTTGTAAGCTTTGCATCTGCATCATTTGCTCTCTGAACTCAATTTGTACTTGTTCTTGGGCCATGATTGAGATGTGCTCTAATATATTTTTTTGAATCGCTGCCATAACTACAGGATTGTTTCTAACCATGTTAGTTGACATAAAATTTAAGTGAGCTGTGATGTGTGCTCTGTGATCTTGACCAGGAAACGCTTGAAAAGGTTTCGCGTTTAACGCATTAATATGCTCGACACTTGGATCAATGGGTTGCACTTGAGCAGGAGGAGGTAATATTTGATTAACATCTTTTATTCCAATTGCTTCGTACATTTTTCTGTAGGCCGCATACAAATTATGAATCTGTGGATTTGATTGAGCCAGTTGTAATTGTGTTTGTGCTAAACTAATTCTTTGTGACTGAGAAAATATATTAGGATCTGCAACAGGAATGATATCGATTCTATCATCAAAATCTATTTGCTTAATTGTTCTAGCACCACCAACCACGTCGTATGGATATTCAGGTGGTAAGTATTGAGCAATAATAGTTCCTAAGAATTTAAATTCTTTTTTCATTGCAGCGTATAATCTTTTATGAATTGCAGACATGACCCGTGATCCACGTTCCAATAATGCAATAGTCGTTCCTACAGCTGCGCCTTGATTTCCATCTCCAACTTGCATATCAGCAATAGCTGCAAATCTTTGTCCAGCCCCAACAACAATTCCCATTAATGACAATAATGTCTGAGAAGGTTCCTTGTAAGGTAATGGAAAGAATGCATCACGTAAAGATCCACCTGGTGCATCAACATCTTTAAACTCACCTGGTTGAATAGGAGACGCTTCGTCTCTTACTCTAACTCCACGTTGCTTGAATCCAGCTGGCAGATTAGATAACGTTCCCGCATCTAGTAACTGCCTTAGAGCCGCGGTCGCCGTACGAGACAGTCCACCTATCATGTGGATTAGACCGAAACCATAAAAACCTAAACCTGGTAAAAATTTAAAATGTACAAAGTATTGTATCTTCTTTTTCTTTGGATCTTCTGGTGCATAATTTCTTTTGATAGATAAAATTTTTCTTGATGCTTCTTCAACGGTTACAATGTATGGAAGTTTAATTCCTGTTGGTTCACCTTCACCATCGATATCTTCAAAACCTTCAAGGTCTAAGTTTACATGGCACTCTAAAACATTGTAGACATCTTCTTGCTTACCTGTTTTTTTAGTTCCAGAAATTTCTCTTTCCTTTTTTGTTAGCTCATCATTGTTATCAATACCTGGTGGGCCAAGCTCAACGTCAGAATAGAAACCGCTGACTTGTGATTTTCTTAAATCGTTTTCAGAAATTTTTAAAGAGTGGATGATTGATTCCGCTTCGTCTAATGAGGTAGCCGTGTACGGAACAATCAAATCCTCAGCAGGAATAAATTTACTCACTGCTCTCCCTAACAACTGGTCATAGTATACTTTTTTAAAAGTAGAACCAGCTAATGGTAAATGAAATAACATTTGATCGAACTCAGGTTCGTATTCTTCCATTTGATCCATTAAAAGATAATTCATATAATCTTTAACTCTTTCAGACTGTTGTTGAACAGGTGGAGAATCTACTCCAATAACATCTGTTCTTACAGGTCCACCTGCAGGTAATAATTCTTTATAAGCTTGTGCTTGAAATTGTGTGACTGCTTCAGCAAGCACTGGGTGTGTTGCACCACTTGCTCCTTGAAAAGGTTCAGTTCTATTTTCGTATTTGAATCCTAAAAGATCTAGACCTTGAATGTAAGATTGTTCCCAATCTTTTCTAGATGATTTATATTCCATGTAGTTGTCAACCATTTCGTTTCCGATTGGTTCTAAAATATCTTCGGGTAAAATGTCAGCTAAGTTATCAAAATGATTCTCGGTTCCTGGAACATTGATTGCTCCTGGTTCAAAGTCTAATGTAACTCCACCATCCTCTTCAGGTATAACTTCTACGGGACCTTGTTCTACTACTTCCTCTTCTACAACTTCTTCTTCAGCTGGTATTTCTACTTCTGTTCTAAGTTCATTAGGAAGGGACTTATCTATATCTGCCATTTAAAATTTCTCCAGTCTTACTGTTTAACTTGTTTTAAAGGAACTTTCAACCCTTGTGGTGTTGGTCCTGATTTTGGTGGTGGGCCAGATTTCACTCCGCCTGATCCAAGTGGTTTATCAATCATACCACCATCTTTCATCTCTTCTCTCATTTCTTTTGCAACTAGGTCTGCTGCAGACTCTTCTGACATATTGCCAGCAATTTCTCTAACACGTCTTTCAAATTCTTTTTTACGTTCTGGGCTATAATTTTTTGTGTATAGATCTGTTACGCTAGACATTAATAATAATTCCTTTTCTTCTTCTCTACGACTTCATCCACATAATCTTCTGGATGTTCAATTAGTCCACCTTGTCTAAATCTCATAATCGCTTGTGTAGTGGAGTCGACCAAGTCATCATGATCCCCGAACGGAAAGGCTGCACATTCTTCAATGACCTCTTCCGCAAACTTTTGTTGAGGAGCCCATATCATACCAGATTCGAACAAAGGTGCAACCGCATTTACACGGGCATGCTTATCATTTCCACGACTTGGTGTAAAGTTCATTACTGGTATATCCATTTTCCTTAACTCATAAGTCAGAGGCAATCCAGAAGCTTTTGCCTCAATGATTACTGTTTCAGGATTCCAGTAGCGATATTGCTCTAAAGCTAAACGTCTTAGTTCAGGAAACTCATACCGTCCTTTGATTGCATCCAATAAAATTAAATTAGCTCCACTATCTTCTGTTGGATAGAATACACCCCAAGTAGTAATAGCTGAGTAGTCAGCTGTTTCTTTTTTAAGGAATGCTGTATCGTAAGATTGTATGACATGATAAATTGTTGGGATGTCATCACCTTCATAAGGTCTCCACCACTCACGTTTTAATATTGCACCTTCTTCACTAGTTGGTTGTTGCATCCACTGTGCGTTCCATTTAGCAACAGGAAGTGCAGCTTTAACTTTCTCTAACTCATCCATCTTCCAATACTCAGGCCAGACAGGTGCAGCGTCATCTGATTCATGGTCCATGATTGCTGGAAACTCGACCACGTGCCATCGATCAGCTTTCGCTTCTTTCTGTGAAGCGACCAAGGCTCCTGTTAAATCTCTTGTACTCCATCTTGTCATTACCAAAATAATTTTACCACCAGGTTGAAGACGCTGACGTGGACCTGATGTATACCATTCATAAGCTTTCTCTAAAGATACTTTAGACATTGCATCTTGCTCAGAGTGTGGGTCATCAATAATAAGTAAGTCTGCACCACGGCCCGTGATTGCACCACCAACACCAGCTGCAAAATATTCACCACCTTGCGCAGTTTCCCACCTACCAGCAGCTTGACTGT